CCTATACATTGTAAAGGTGCAATATTATATAATCATCTTATCAAAGATAAAAAGTTACAAGGAAAATATCCTTTCATACAAGAAGGTGATAAGATTAAGTTTTTACATATGAAAGTACCAAACACATATCAATCAACATCAATATCATTTATGACTAAGTTACCAGAAGAACTAAACTTACATAGTATAGTAGATTATGATATGCAATTTGAAAAGTCATTTATAGAACCATTAAAATTTATTACAGGTATTATACAATGGCAGATTGATGGTAGTTATGGTACACAAGGAACACTAGAGGAGTTTTTCTAATGACAGGAAAAGGTGATAAGAGAAGACCTATGCAAATTTCACAACAAGAACTTGATGATAGGTGGGATGCAGTATTTAATGCCAAACCAAATGAAAATATGTTTGACCATTTAATGATAGATAAAATACTAACAAATGAAGTAGATGATTCTGTACCAGAAAAAGAAGTTGCAGTATTATTATCTGGTGGTGTTGATTCTATCTCTGTTGCATTTGCAGCAGAAAGACTAGGAAAAAAAATAACTGCATATAGTTTTAAATTAGAAGATGAAATATCTTATGATTATAACAAAGCAAAAGATATTGCACAAATGAGAAATTGGAAATTTGTTGGTGTAATTATACCAAAGAACAGACTGATAGAAGATTTTCATGATTTAGTTAGATTAGGATGTAAAAAGAAAACACAATTTGAATGTACATTTCCATTCCTATACATCTATCCACAAATAAAAGAAAACTATGTTTTATCTGGTTGGGCTGCAGATGGTTATTATGGATTAAGTAAAAAAGCTATGATACATTATAAAGGTGATAACTTTGATGAGTTTAGAGATAACTATTTTAAAGAAGAAAATCAAGCTGGTTATATATGGCATAATAAAGTTGCAGAGTTAAATGATAAAAAACTTATAACACCATACTTAACTGCAGCAGTAAAAGAATTTTTTTATAGACATAATCATGAACAGTTAAATAAACCATTTCAAAAACATCATGTCAGAAATGGATTTTATGAATTTAATGAAATAGACAAAGTAGAGAATCATTTAAATCTACAAATAGGAAGTGGTGTATCAAAACTGTTTGGTACTTTGCTAAATAATAGAGAGATTAATTTTAAGAATAGAACTAGAATGTTAGATGTATACAGAGATTGGTACGAATTAAATAATACATCTACATTAGATGAATTTATATGAAATACAAACCTTACAATTTAAAAGATGTTGTTGAGGCTTCTAAACAAGAGAAGTTTACAGTAGTATCAACTTTCGCTGGTGGCGGTGGTAGTTCCACAGGTTATCGTTTAGCAGGTGGTAAAATATTATGTGTAAATGAATTTGTTGAACAAGCAATAAACACATACAAAGAAAATTACCCAGACACACCTGTACTACCAGATGATATTAAAAAACTGACAGCAGAAAACTTTAACAAGTATGGTGAGATAGATATCTTTGATGGTTCACCACCATGTTCAGCATTTTCTGTATCTGGTGCAATGGTACAAGGTAGTCATTCTAAAGGTTGGGGTCAAACTAAAAGTTATTCTGATGGTAAGAAGATTGAAAACATAGAAGATTTATTTTTTGAATTTTTAAGAGTTGCAAAAGATTTAAGACCTAAAGTTATTGTTGCTGAAAATGTAAAAGGACTAACTGTAGGAGAGGCAAAGAAATATTATTATAAGATTACAAATACATTTGAAGAAATAGGATATGATGTATCATCTAAAGTTTTAAATTCTGTACACTATGGTGTTCCACAAACTAGACAAAGAACTATCTTTATTGCTGTTCGTGAAGATGTGACACAAGAGATAGGATTAACATTTATGAATATTCAAAGTTTATTCCCAGATGAAAGTAAAGACATTGTGACATTAGAAGATTGTTTAAGTGATGTAGAAGTAGATAGAAAAGAGGCAGACATGTTAATAGAAAAGTTTAAAAAAACTTCTCATTATGAAACTTGGTTAAAGATGCCTGATGACCCAGACAAGGTTGAAACAGGTTGTGATTATCATCCTAAAGGTCATCACTTTAATATGAAAAAAACATCTAGACATAAACCTGCTCCAACAATTACTGCAACAGGTGGTGCTATGCACTGGCATGAACCTAGAACATTTACAGTTAAAGAAACAAAAAGAATGATGTCATTACCTGATGACTTTAAATTAACAGGTAGTTTTAATCAACAAACAGAAAGATGTGGTAGAATGGTACCACCACTCATGATGAAAGCAATTGCAGAATCAATTTATGAAAAAGTATTGAAACCATACTATAAAAAAAACCCTAAAGAATTAGGTGGAAGAAAAGATGGTTTAGAACCTACTCGATATAACGATTGGGAAATGAAAGGAAGATGTATAGATTTTTAATATGAAGTATCAAAAGTATAATTTAAAAGATGTAAAAGAAGCATCGGCAAAAAATAAGTTTAGTGTCATATCTACCTTTGCAGGTGGTGGTGGTTCATCTACAGGTTACAGACTTGCTGGTGGAAATATACTTTGTGTAAATGAATTTGTTGAACAAGCAAGAATTACATACAAAGAAAATTACCCAGATACAAAAATATTACCTGATGATATAAAACAACTCACAGGTAAAGACTTTTTAAAAACTGCTGGAATACAAAAAGGTGAACTAGATATATTAGATGGTTCACCACCATGTTCTGCTTTTTCAATGTGTGGTACTTTAGGAAAGTCTGGTTCAAAACACTCTGATGGTTGGGGTAAAACTAAAAAGTATTCAGACAACAAAGTAGTAGAAAATATAGAAGACTTATTCTTTGAGTATCTTAGAGTTGCAGAAGAAATAAAACCAAAAGTAATTATAGGTGAAAATGTTGCAGGTCTTTTAGCAGGCGAAGCAAAATTGAAACTAAATGAGATTGTAAATACATTTGAAAAAATTGGTTATGATGTATCATATAAGATTTTAAATGCGTCACATTTTGGAGTACCACAGTCTAGAAGGCGAGTTATTTTTATAGCAGTTCGTGAGGATGTCACAGAGGCAATAGGATTGACATTTATGAACATTGCTAGTATTTTTCCACAAGAGAATAAAGAAGTAGTGACAGTAGGGGAGGCACTTGAAGGTTTAGAGTTAGACCCAGAAGAAGTTAAGTGGTGTACAGATACATGGTTAAGTTCTGCACACTATAAAGATACAGCATCTTTGATGCCAGATGACCCAGATAAAGTTTTAGGTGGAAATGACTTTCATCCTAAAGGATGGCATTTCAATGTTAAGAAGATGTCTAGACACCATCCAGCCCCAACAATTACTACAAATGCAGATGTTTGTCACTTTATTGAAAAAAGGCGGTTGACAATTCTTGAAATAAAGCGTATAATGGCTCTACCAGATGATTTTATAGTGACTGGTTCTATGTCACAGAAAATAGAAAGATGTGGTAGAATGGTACCCTCATTGATGATGAAAGCCATTGCTGAATCTGTCTATAAAAATGTAATACAGCCTTATAATTGGGTCTGTGGAATGGAGTAAAAATTATGTCTAAAAATTATGACTTTACCTTTGCCCAACGGGAAGAAGGTTTTGATGACCATATAGAACATTCAATTCGTGGATATACAAACTTACTAGAAGATGTAATTAGTCTATCTAGAAACTTTGTAGAAGATGAAACGAATGTTGTTGATATTGGTTGTTCAACAGGAAAATTAACAGAAGCCTTTGTAAAAGGTAATCAATCATTTTGTAAGTATGCTAATTATGTTGGTATAGAACTTGCTCCTAGTTTCTTTACAGAACTTGACGCAAGACATGAAAGAATGAAAAATGAATACTATTGGGCAAATGTTAATTTTGAAAAAAAAGATGTTCGTAATTACAAATTTGAAAATTGTAGTTTAGTGACATCAATATTTACATTACAATTTATGCCTAGAAAAGATAGATTTAATGTATTACAAAATATATACAATGGACTAAATCATGGTGGTGCTTTTATCTTTGCAGAAAAAACAGTTTGTGATGATTCAAGATTACAAGAAATGATAACTTTTAATTTTTATGATTATAAGAGAAAACATTTCGAAGCATCAGATATTTTAGAAAAAGAAAAAACATTAAGGAACATGTTAAAACCTAATACTTGGAAAGAGTTAGAAGGTATGTTAGAATGTGCTGGATTTAAAACTGCACAACCATTCTGGCGTAATCATATGTTCGTTGGTGCAATTGCAATTAAATAGGGGAAATAAATGAATGACTTTTTAAAAGATGTTATTAAAGAAACAGGAAACGAATATGCTGGAATCGTTTCAGAAGGTGTAGAGGCTGGAGATGTAGAGAACTTTATAGATACAGGTTCTCATATTTTTAATGCTTTAATTTCTGGTTCACTTTATGGTGGACTTCCACAAAACAAAATAACTGCCCTGGCTGGAGAAAGTGCAACAGGAAAAACTTTCTTTCTTATGGGAATGGTTAAAAACTTTTTAGACCAAAATCCAAACTCTGGTGTTGTATACTTTGAATCAGAAAGTGCAATCACAAAACAGATGGTTGTTGATAGAGGTATAGATGCAAATAGAATGGTAATAATGCCAGTGACAACTGTACAAGAGTTTAGACATCAAGCATTAAAAGTATTAGATAGATACATGCAACAAGATGTAGATATTCGAAGACCACTTTTTATATGTTTAGATTCACTTGGTATGTTATCAACTACAAAAGAAGTAGAAGATACAGAGGCAGGAAAAGAAACTAGAGATATGTCAAGAGCACAAATACTCAAAGCTGCATTTAGAGTTTTAACTTTAAAACTTGGAAAAGCAAAAGTGCCAATGGTTGTGACTAATCATACATATGATGTGATTGGTTCAATGTTCCCACAAAAAGAAATGGGTGGTGGTAGTGGATTAAAATATGCTGCTTCAAGTATCATATATCTTTCAAAGAAAAAATTTAAAGATGGTACAGAAGTAATTGGTAATATAATTCATTGTAAAAATCATAAGTCAAGATTAACTATGGAAAATAAAATGGTTGATGTTTTATTAACTTATGATAAAGGACTTGATAAACATTATGGATTACTTGATTTGGCAGTACAGTATGGAATCTTCAAACAAGTATCAACTCGTATTGAATTACCAGATGGTAGTAAACAATATGCCAAAACAATTAATAATGACCCAGAAAAATATTTTACAGAAGATGTAATGAAACAACTTGAAGAAGTTGCACTTAAAGAGTTTAAGTATGGCAACGATAGTTAAGAATTGTTGCACACCTTTATTTTTAGATTTTTTTAAACATCAAGTTACGAAATCTACTAAGTGGAATTTTAATTATCCAATGGGTAAACCCTTTGAAGATAAACATGCAAAGATAGATGTCATACAAGGTGACACAATGCATGATAAATTTTTGGGCGGCGTATCTATGAGTTTGTTAATGATGATTCATGAAACTGC